TTCTCTGTGAGAGCTCCTAATGCAACCTATAAGACAGAAGAAAGGTGTCAGGCTGTAAGGGAGCTTAACATGCTGTACTTACTTGAGACCAAGCCCGACCCTGACGCAAAGTTCGTAAGTCAGTGTGTGGGGCTCCCCTCCCCTTTAAGTAAGAAGGGGGATTTGTAATGCCAGAGGTCTTGAAATTTGTTAAGCCAGACTATAAGTTATCTGATACAGATAAACAGTTCCTTGAACTAGAGGAACAGAAACGTCAGATAGAAGAGCAAGCTAGGCTTATAAGGAGTAAAGATGGCTAAGTGGAAAGAGGTTGCAGCGTTCAACCCTTGTGACGATATGGTTAATCACCCACCCCATTACGGGACAGGTAACATCGAGTGTATTGAATACATCGAGGACTTCTTAACCGAAGAGGAGTACATCGGATACCTACGTGGGAATATTGCCAAGTACTTACATAGGTGGCGTTATAAGAATGGTATAGAAGACCTAAAGAAAGCCGAGTGGTATGGGTCTAGGTTGATTAAGGTGGTAGATAATGCCTGATGTTATGTCTATAGTTCTTGTTGTTCAGACCCTGTTAATACTTTGGCTAGTGGGGAAGGTGGACAGGCTAGAGAAGGAAGTAGAGTTTAAGATGAAGGTGCCTATGTATGCTCTGTTTAGGCACTTAGAAGAAGAGCACAATAAATGAAAAAAGCCCCCGAATCCTACATGGGAAACGGGGGCTTACTTATTTGTATAACTTTGGTACACAGTAGGCGACTGCCCTATCTTGAGGAGTTATACCGTGAGTGCTATACCTTTGGACAAGTGCAGCAGCATGACGGTTACAATCAGCTAATAGAGTAAAGGTTAGGGTGGCATCTACTAACTCTCTACTCTCTCCTGTACCTATATATAGTAGCAGTAAAAATACATACATGGCTACTTCTTGCCAAAGAACTTACTCACAGACCTCATGCCTATACTGGCACTAACGATACCTCCCAAGGCAATCTGATACCACTGAGGCATAACCTCAAGTGCAGCAAAGCCACGGGCTACAATATCGTTGCCCCAATCTCCACAGAAGGCAAGTATTAATGGAATACTGAACAGTAGGGTAATCCACTCATCTTTCCATGAGTTCTGAGTACCCTTCATAGCTTCTATGTCCCAGTCAATCTCACCAGTAAGCTGCTTCTTTTTAATCTCAGCTTCGGTTAACTTGATCTGTGTCTTGCCATCTATAACGCTTGTGGCTAGTCCTGTCAGGCTACTAATAATAGAACCTATCATTTCTCATGTCCTAACCATACAGCAAAAGCACCAGTCATAGCACCAGTCACAGTGGCTGTTAGAGCAGTGGCTTGTGAGGTCATAGTCTCAGGGGTTAAGTCCATAAACCAGTACAGAACTTCTATATACATAAATGTCATGACCAACATCATAATGCGTGGCAGTATTTTCCAGTGTAAAAATCTTTCCATAGTAACGCTCATACGAGTCTCCTTTACATAACAGACGCTATTAACCAGATGCCCCCACCAAGGAAAAGTAGGATGCCAAGAGACAGTCCACCTATAGCTAAGTTGTTCTGTATCTGGCGTTTAGCTTCCATAGCAGCGTAAACTGTTTCTTCTCTCTCTTTGCGTATTTGTCTACGCATCTGTAGCATGTCGTCATAAGTAGACGGGCCGAACCTCATATTGAGCATGAACTTTATTTCCTTCTCACGCTCCATGAGGGTCTTCTTACGGATGACAATATCCATAGCTTCTTGTTCTATGTTGTCATTACCGTGGGTCTTCTTGTCCAACCAAGTAGGGTTCTTACGTTGGGACTCAGCCTTGTTAATATCTGCAACAGCATTATACCAAGAACCTAGCTGTGTCGATATGTCTTGCATTTCACGACCAGCACCAACTAACAATTTAATACCTTTGAATGCAGTGTTAGCCGCAGCAAAAGCGGTGACTGGATCAATCATACCCTTCTTAGTCCTTCTCCATTACCTCTAGCATCCTTTCAAGGGACTCTTTAATTCCCTTTATGTTCTCTTCGATCTTACCTAGTTGTACGGCTTGCATATTAGACGATGCTTCGACAGCTTTTACATCACCACTTATTCTAACTATAGAGGCGTAGTTAGCATCTACGTCTGCCCTCATTTGTGAGATGCTCCAAACTATCATTGCTGCTTGAAGAACCAAGGCAAACAGTAGTGTTGCCGATATATTTTTACCCATTACAAAGCAGTCTTCCTCCCCCCTAGTCACAGGGGTAGGCTTTCCAATCTAGTTGAAAGTGTGGCCCATCCGGGAACTTCTTCCAATCACCACCCCATACAATCTTAATATCTAGTTCCTTTGCTGCCTTCTTCATTGCATCACCAATAGGGTAGAACTCGTCCCACTCCCACGACACAGGATAAGGGACAACATCTACTGCATGACCCGTCAGGTGACGAGACTTAAGTGTAGTTGACTTGCCTGTCCTCTTAAGCATACGCTGACGTTCAATGTTACGAACACCCTCAGTTACACTAAAGTCTTTTTCACTAATCTCTAATGCTCTTGTAACAACAGCAACCATATCGGGATGTACCCCAGACAAGTTCTGCTTACTTCGTAGTCCTAGTTTAAATCCCATTGGTTGCTCCTTAAGATGGTTTAGTGGGCCATGTTATTGTGTTTGGAAACTCTGTTTGTGCAGGTACATCTCGTAAGGCTTGCCTGTACGTTACCCACCCACTTGTCATTGTTACATCGCTTGACGCCATCCAATCGCAAGCGGCCAGTAGTGCATCACGTTTCTCACGCACTTGTGCAGCGGCCCTGTCATTTGCACCGTCAGCCCACGCTTGTTCTTCAGCATCCCTTGCCGTTTCTTCATCTGTGGAGAACTGCACAGATTGCCCATTAATATTGTGGTATCTTGGCATTTTAGCCTCCTATGAGTTTACCATACCGTACATGGTGATTGTTCCTGATGCTATGTTTCCACTTAAAAAGAAAAACTGAACTGCATTGACAACCGTAGCAGCATTAGTTTTACCACCCCGACCTTGACCGCCGTAAACTGTGTTATCCCAACTGGCCAGAATACCGTCTGCAAAAGCATAAGTACTTGTATTTAGGTTAGGGTTAAGTATTCTAACATCTAATGACCCACCTTCTGTTGAAACACCACCTAAAGTAGTATTCGTTAGACCAATATAATTCTTATCTCCAGCAGTGATACCAGTGTAGGCAGATGTGCGGTAGCTATCACTCGCAGATAAATAATTAGAACCACCGTCAACAGACATTCTTATGCACCAATGTTGGGAATCTGTTGCAGGAACTATATTTCCGCAAGTAAAAAGATAGCTGTCATATTTGCTTGCATCAAACCCTGTAAAACTAGCAGTTGCCGCATTGCTTACATCAGTAGAAGATATAAATTCTAAGCCACCACCACCCGCCGCAGCCGCCCACGCTATATCGGTACCATCAGAGGTAAGTACAGTACCAGCACCACCCTTAGCTAGTCTAGCAGTCTCCCCACTAGCATTACCATAAAGTATAGAACCCCTAGTAATGGAATCAAGTTGGCTAAGTTCACTAGCAGAGGCAGTCATACTTGCGTCTAGGGTAATAACATCTACCCAACCATCGTTAGCCTCATTCCTTATCTTAAGAATGTTAGTGTCAGTCTCGTACCACCACTGGTTAGCATAGGTAGTAGAAGGTTCTGTATCACCAGATGAGTTAGATACAATAGCTAATATAGCATCGTTTATATCTGTCCTAGTGGCTGGAAAACTTTGATTAGCAATATTAAAATCGTGTTGGCTCATGTTCTGTGTCCTACTCTGGCTTTACAGGCCATGTTATTGTGTTCGGGAACCCTGATTGTTGTGGCACATTTAAAAGGTCTATTCTATACTGTGACCACTCTGCTTGCTTATCAGATGTAAGTTCTGCCCAACGTAAGGGGTTAGTGACCAAGGGATCAACCTCTGTAAGTAACTTGTAGTCACGGTCAGAACGAACCTGATCTGCTGTTTCTTCGTCTAGCTCTTCCTGAGTGGGTGCAACGTAAGCTGTAAAATCTGTACCTATTAGAGACAATAAATCATTGTTGTTGATTGTCATATCCGTGTCTGACATGTCTAAAGTGTAAGGTATCCATCCATAGTCTGGATGATTAATCTCTACGTCTATACGAGTGTTATCTGCTTTAATTGATACCGCATTGCGGAATTGTGTTATCTCAATGTTCATTAGGAAATCCTTAACCAAAGTGAAACTGGTTTATCGTTTCTATACTGATTGCTAGAGTAAGCCCCCATCAAACGCCAAGTTCCAGATGGTGCGCCACTTAACATCACATCGCCATCTGGAATACTCACACCAGCATAATATAAAGTGCTAGACGCAGCATAATCGCTACCAGTGGTTTTGTGTGCTACATCATTTAACTGCTCACCAAGCATTGCATACGTGCCAACAGCACCTGTAGTTGTTGAGCCAGTGGATGCAGCAGCCCATGATATATCAGTACCGTCCGAAGTTAGAACAGTACCAGCGACACCCTTGACAAGTTCTGAGGTTACACCAGAGTTATTGCCGTATATAATAGAGCCTCTAGTTAAATCATTTAGTAGGTTTATTTCTGTTCCAGATGCAGTAATAGCTGTAGCACCAAGGGTCAATCCTTGTGTAGTGATAGACAACACATTATTAGAAGACTGATCTAGGGTAGCTATTTCTATCCAAGCACTATTAGCCTCATTACGCAACTTCAAGGTATTAGTATCTGTTTCGTACCACCACTGATTAGCATAGGTAGTTCCCGGCTCTGCATCACCAGAGGAATTAGAGGCTAGTGCTACAAACGCATTATTAAGGTCTGCTCTGGTAGCAGGGAATAGTTGGTTAGCAATGTTAAAGTCGTGCTGTGACATTACGTTAGTTCCTTTCCGTAGCCCTTAGCTACATAGTCTAAGGTTACAGGGTTAGTACTAGCTGACCCCCCAGTGAATGTGTTCATAGTAAAACCACTACGGGTCTTATTTGTAATTGTGTACCTGTCACCATTAGCTAAGTCAGCTAGAGATATTCCTATTGCTGGCGTTGCTTTAAATGCGTCATTAAAGGTTATGTTGGTAGTTCCCGTAAAGGTTATGTCTTGACCAGACGTAACTCTGTCAGGCATATCTACATTAACACCAAGAGTACTTACTACAGGTGTAGCATTTGGGTTAGTTGTAGCTAGATGTACTCTAAACTCAAAGGCTCTAGCAGTAACGTCTGATATAGAGAATGGTTGCCAACTACTCCAAGTAGGTGTACCAGTGGGATCATCTAAGGTATGTCTTAACTCTAGGGTGACGCTCGTATCATCAAAGGTAGCTGTACTACCATCAAAGAAACCAGACCTTGATTCAAAAAATCCTACAGCACTATCAAAAGTGGCCGTCTTATCAAACCTTGTGCTAACTAGAGTGTAGTTAAGACGGCTAGTAAACTTGGCACCTAAATCAAGACTGTTAGCAAAGTAATATATACCAGATGTTGCGAAGTTATCAAAGTCATCAAAGTTACCTGATCTATCATCAAATAAGCCCGTGGCATCATCAAACAGAGGTTCTCTCTGTAATATAAGATAACCACTTGAGTCTTTCTCTATGGAAGACCTGACACCTGTAAAAGAAGGGTTCTCTGTTAATACACTTACGACATTAAGTTCTTCTAGCCCTGCGCTAGTAGTTATAAACTGTGCAGGATTAACAGATGTATTAGAACCACTAAAGGTATCATCTACAGCCTTAATAAAGTAAGTACCTGTACCAGCATCTGATACGGCTAGAGTACTACTACTTGCAGGAACTTCAGCGACAAGCACTGAGGATTCATAAGTAGCTCCTACAGTTTCTTGGGAGTACCTTACAATGTAGTGTGCTAAGTCTAGGTCAGCCACTGGTGTCCAACTAAGGTACAAGTTAGTCCCCACAAGGTTGCCAGAGAAGTTAGTTACATCAGCAGGAGGTGCGCCTAGAGCCTCTACATAGTAGTTACTTATAGTGTTGTAGGCTCCATGAACACCAAGAGAGTTAGTAGCCCTAGCCCTTATGTCATAGAAGTCATCCTCTACACCAACTACTTCAACTCTATCTGTACCAACAAAGGCACCCATAGTTGCTATAGCTGTATAGTTAGTGTCTCCTGTCTTTCTAAATTGTACCTCTGCTGTATCCATGATGTTGCTTGTGTTGTTTATATCAAGCAGTAGTACACCAAGGGTCTTACCCTTAACTCTCCTGAGTTCAGTACTGATGTTTATGCCAAGGTTAGGAACTGTGAAAGGAGACAACAAAGTAGTATTATCTCTCTCGTAGACTATACCATCGTCAACTTCATCAAAGACACTCTCAGATATTTCCTTTAGGGTCATTTCTACTTGGAGGTCGTACTCATTCTGTAACCCAAATGTCCAAGAGACGACCTCAAACTCTTTGTTGGTCCACCCAAGCCTAGTGTTAGTGATCCTTACATTGTCACCTGTCTGTACTTGAAAAGCCCTAAGACCAAAGGATGCTTGAAACTGTAGCTGTTGTCTATTACGCTCAAGCATAATTCTAGCTATACGCCGAGATTCTATTGAGTTGTCCGTAAATGGTAAGTCCATGTCTAAGGCAGACTCTAGACCACCATCAGCAGTAACGAAGGCAGCGTTAGTTACAGGCGGAAAATCTGTCACTTGCCAGTTACTTTCGTTACCCCTAAACGTACCATTAACTGTGTTGAAGTTATCCCTACGGGAGTGTCTAGTCGCTAGGCTTATACCTGACCTAAGATCGTCTTCATTAAGGTCTAGTACAGTAGAGGTCCACTTAGCAGCCTTTACGTTCCATGCACCTTGAGTATACCACAGGGTAGCCCCCATAGACGTTATAAGCCCTTCTAAGAGGTCTTGTGGTGTAGTTCCTGTGGTAAAGGCACCATTGGCTGTGTAACGTGTTGTACCAGCGTCTGTGCTAGTCTCGTCACATATGTTAGCGGCAGTGGTAAAGGCGGTATCATTTATGTTAGCGGCAGCTTCACCTAATCCATATCCTGTAGCTGTCAGATAGTCTCTTACACATAGAGCAGGGTTATCAGACCAAGCGGTAGTAGAGGTTCTAGGATCATATACCTTCTTACCTTTAATGACAGTAGTAATCTCAGGTACACCATTAGGGAAGGCATCTGTATCATAAGTCAACTTAACATACAGGTAAGCAATACCACGAAGTCTATGGTTCCCTGTCCAACCAGATACAGCACTAACTAGACTACTATCGGCAGCTTGAGTAGATGTACCTAAGTGTTCCTTGATTGTGACTAGACCACTATAACGACTAGGAGAGGTAACATTACCACTACCGTCTATAGTTGCTACTTCATCGTTAATGTATATCTGCTCAAAAGACTCTATCTCATGTCCAGCAAAGGCTAACACTCTGTGTAGTTGTACATTGTCTGTACCTGTAGTACCATCAAATATTCTAACACCAGCGGTCTTCATCTTACCGTAAATGACTTGGTGGTCTAAGGCTGAACCTGTCTGTGTTACATTATAACCTCTGTTAGACTTGCCCCCAAAGTTACTTATGTCTTTAGGCTTAGGTGCCAAGGCACTCATAAGGATACCTAAGCCAGCACTAACTGCAAATCTACTTACAAAAGCCCTACTAAGCCCTCCTATAAATGAGCCAGAGATAGAGGCTCCTGCAAGAAGAGTGCCTATACCAGCAGTAATAGCCCCAATAACAATAGCCTTGAAGATACCTTTAAAACTAAGACCCATTCGTATTCTTCCTAACTAGCAGTTCTGCCCCAAACGATTTCTTTATCTTGTAGGTCTTCGACAAAGTCTAATCCAAGGTCTCCGGGATACACTGACTTCTGATAAGCAGAAGTATACCTAGCAACTCTTGGTCTCTCTAGGTCTATTAGTTTATTCTCCACAGTTAGTTCTATAGTAGCTGTATCGGGAGCCTCTTCTATATTCATCTGATCCATGTAACCAGAGAACACTTGGGTTAGGGCTGTAGTGTCTGAGGTAATACCAAAGTAGATGTTACACACTCTGCCTTGATATGGCTGTGTAATGGCTAGTGCAACTACCTCAGAGGTCATACCACTAAGGGTAATAGTTGCACCTCTAACAGATAAATCAGATGCCTCTTGTACCTCAGATATGTTTAGTAAGTTACCTGAACCTGTCCAAGTATGCCCTCCGTAGGAAAGGTCTCCAACCCCTGTCCACAACCTAATCTCGTCAGGACTATCAAACAAGAGTTCTACAGCAAAGAAGGGGGAGATTATATCATCGTCTAGGGCATTAAGTACTACCGAGGGAATAGTCCTAGTCATTATGTAATTACCTCTACAGCCTCAAAGGAGATACCATAGGTACTAGAGTTACCTATCTGCCAATCCTGTACGTTACTTACTAACCTAAAGACACCCTTAGCATTGTCTACAGTTACAGCAGCACCAGAGTAAGTGTCCTTGAGGTTAGGCCATATATCCACCGATCCCGTAGCTGATACATCTGCTAGGACTTTATGTAGCTTAGATGTACTAGACGTTCCTAATTGTATGTAATCCCCAGCTTTAAGTGTTGTTCCGTCAGAGATAGTAATGGTTACAGATGAGGCACCAGCAGTACCCGTAGCGGTAAGAGAACTGTCAGTAGCTGTACCTCTGGGTTCTGTGCAGTTAGGATCACCTAATAGAAAGGTATTAACTGGACCCTGTAACGACAACAAGAAGGCTACCCAAGGCTCACCTAAGTCTCTCCTGACAGGTGGTATGGTAACTGAGGCTTTCCATGCTTGACCTGTGTGTTGTACTATCTGTTGTTTATAAGTAAAGGGAGACTCAGAGGTGGCAACAGCGTTCATAGCACTAAGAGTTATTTGTGCAAAGCCTATATCAGTTGGTGCAGTCTTTAGTGCCATGAGGTTTCCTTACCCAAATGCCTGTTTCATCTGACCACCCCTACGACGATCATCTAGTATTTGCTTCTTAGTCATGTTAGCGATAGCTGGGGCTTGTTGTGCTATGATCTTCTTAACACTCTCGTCCCCGTTAGCTTGAAAGTTAAAGTTCTGATGAATAATAACGTCACCAGAGCCACCGTCTGCCTGTACGCCTAGCTTACCGTTCTTACCACGCTTAAGTGGCATAATAGCTTCTGGGCCAGCTTCACCCATAAGTCCTGTCTTACCCCCACTCATAGGGAACATAGT